AAGCAACGCTGAATGGAATCTCGCTCAAGCTTGTTGTGCCTTCATCAACAACACGAAAGTCGCCTTTTTGATCTTTTTGGAAGATCTCAAATGCGCCAGGGGTCAGCACGCGCACTTGCTCAACCTGCTTCTCTCCATATAGGCCATCAGGAACAAGTACCTTCTCAAATAATCGAAGCTGCGTCAGCTTCTGCTGCCCATCAGTCATTTCAGTGCGCCAGCCAAGAATATCCCTTGGTGTATATGTGATCCAGTAGGGGCGGCCATTGTCGCCAGATTTTGGTGCGTCAACTAAGACGCCAACATGCCCGTATCGGATACTCGTGCGAGATGTGTTGTATAGCCAAGTCTGTAAGTCATTTCCTTGCAGATCTACATCAAATAGTTGCTCACGGATAAGATCTGAGACATCATCAAGCCTGATAGGCTTTCGAGTCAGCATGCCTGCCAGCATGCGCTCTAGCCTGACATAATAGGGTGAGAGGACAGATCTGCTTAGCCGATTATCGTAGCTAAGGTCAAGCTCTCTGGGTTCTTGCGGCAGGAATTTACGATGGCCTTTCCTGATTTTGTATGTGCCGCCAAGCAAAGTCTCAATTAGGCCCCAGTGAGGCTCCATATTCACCCATGCCGTGTTTGGATCATTGACTTGAGTAACATTGCCAACACGCTGGCGACCACCAGAGAATCCTGAATACACTGCTTGAACCCGCCCGATGTCTTCAGTTTAATAAAGCCTGATTCCGGTTCCCCTTCCTGCGTTCATATGCAGAGGATTGAGTTCTCGCCAAACTAAGTAGCCCAAAGCGTCGTTCATGTGGTCATATCCCGATTCTTTATCCGGATCGCCCTTTTCTGTCCAGCATTGCAGCTCAAGCGATTCAATCAGCTTGGAGCATTTAGGCGCAATATTGAGGCGGATCTCGCCTTTCCCATTTTCCAAAGCAGCTTGTAGAGCAGCCACCCTATCGCGGATCCTAGGGTTGGCTTTTGGCGATTGATTGCTGAACCCATATGATTCGAGAATCTGAATGTCTGTCCGGGTTGCATTCGTGCTGCGATTGCCACCTGATGCATCCGGGTAGATATAGATCTTCCGGTCAGGGTATCGCCTGCGAATTTCCTTTGCAAGTGCATCTGTGTCATGCGCATCACTGATCTCATCAATCACATGTAATCGCTTAGCGATGCGGACGGCAACAACCGCAGACATTCTGGCGACGTTAAAGTCGAGCCCGATTCTCAAAGGCTCGTTCTCAATCCCGCTAGGAGGCAACGTCGCATGTGTCTCACGTTTGAATCGGTCATAGACGGCGCCAGTATTCAGATTGACGAATTGCCCGTCTAGATATGCCTTGATCAGCCTTTCAGGGTAATTGGCTAGGAGTGAGTCGATAAAACCTTCGGGCAAGTATGGGTTGTCGGCAGTGCGTGCACGAATCAAGCGCTTATCTGGCGCCGAATTGCGCTCGAACGTATCCCAAGCCCAACCAAATCCTTCAGGCGTGGTGGCTACATAGAATTGCTGCATATTGCCAGATCGCAAGCGGGCTAGCGCCATTCGAGATGCCTGTTCAGCTGTACGCCTGTTGGTCGTGTCACATTCATCAAAACCTACAGCGCAGAGGTTCTGCCCTCGGATCCGGTTCCATGTCTCCATTGTGCGGAGCAAGATGGTATGCTCACCCTCCTTGAACTTGAGGACGTATTCTGGCAACGGTGACACTCTGAAGTCATAGGGCAGACCGATTGCTTCAAGCAGATCGTCCATGGACCGCATGAGAATATCGCGCAGCATGGGCGCCACTGGCTCAAATAGCGCCGAGACAAACCCCACGTTTGCCGCAGCCACGTTGATAGCCTTTGCACAAAGGCCGTAAGTTTTGCCAGCGCCAAATCCTGATACCAAGCCCAAAATGCGGTGATCTTGATCTTCGCAAAAGGCAGCTTGATGTGGCAGTAAAGTCGAATTGAGGCGGCTCAAGACCTCCTGTACTGACAGGCTCTCATCGTCGGGATCGGCTAGTATTAGCCCTTCAGGGATAGCGTCTAGAATGCTTGGCACTTGATGCGATCCTTTGTCCTAGGTTATTTTATTTGTTGAGGCTATAAAGCGATGTCAGACATTGGGGATTTTATCAGCATTGCATCGAGATATCCTCTTTTAACACAGACTCAAGAGATTGAATTAGGGCGACGGATTCAGGCCTGGCTGCAGCATTCTGACCCGCCGCCGTCACTAGTCCGGTCAGGCAGGAGAGCCCGCGATCAGTTCGTGTGTTGCAATCTGCGGCTCGTTGTTGCTATTGCTAAAAAATATACATCCAAGCTTAAGAATACTAATCTAACCTTCCAGGATTTGATTCAAGAGGGCACCCTGGGCTTGCAGCGTGCAGCAGAAAAGTACGACCCAGAATGCGGTTACAAGATGTCAACGTATGCGTACTGGTGGATTCGGCAGGCGATCACGCGCAGTCTCGATACCAAGTCTTTAATGATCCACATCCCAAGCGGTGCAAAACGTAAGATGCAGTCCTATAGGGAAGCTGCTGAGGCAGGCGGTAGCCAGGAGGAGATTCTAGAGAGAGCGAATCTGAAGCAACGAGATATTCGCACCATTCAGCAAGTCGTAATGTGCCAGAACGTAGGAGCGCTTGACGCGCTCGACGTTCATATTTGACTTTATATATTGACATTTCATGAAAGCTTATGCTATGATTTGAATATAGAGGGCAAAGAGCTCTCCCTTTCACAGCATGGCCACCTACACCGAAACAGCACTTTTCTACTCTGAACGCCTAGCGGAGGTTTCAAAGAAAGACAACACCACCGCCAATTGCCATGGCGTAGTGTTTTACCCTAATGGGCATGTCTACTACAACAAAAAGCGCATTAAGCAAGCTGATGTTGTGCAAACCATCGCTGCAATCCTGGAGTCTGAAGATAAAGCAATGGACCAGAAGAACGCCCCACGCAAAAAGGCAGGCAGCGCAGGACCTCTGACATGGGACAGACTGAATCAAGCCACGAAGGACTTTTTCTTTGAGCTGGCCAATCAAATCGTGCAAATCACCGATGACGTCAGCTTCGAGAATGGCCACCCCCCAGCTGCACGTCTTGGCCGCGACATCCCAAAAATCAGCCTAAAAAACGCTCCGCGTCTATCCAATCTCAAAAAAGCAGGCATGATGGAAAGCGGCCAATGGAACAGCAACACCAAATCCGAACGTTGGATCTTTGTCACTGAAGAAGGCTACGCCATCTATGAAGCGCACAGCAGCAAATGAGCGGCGACATTAACTGGAACTCGCGGCCACAAGACACGATCGCCGCAGCAAAAGAGAAAGCAGCTGCGGCCGAGTCCCCTAGGGGGCTCACGGCCCTTGAGCTTGCATTTTACAAAGCGACACACCGTAAAAAATCATGAACTTCAATTATTTCAGCCACAGCTTGTACAGCCAAAGTCAACGCGCACAAGACGCCCTCGAAGTTTCAGGACTCTTCGACTCTTTTCATGATGACAGGCAAGAATACTACGTTGAGGCATTCTTAGATGGTGAGCTGGAATGGACAGAATACGTACACGGCGAAGAAGAGCTTCAATCGTTTAAAGATGACGCGATTAAGCACGGTCTGACTTATACAGTCAAAATTATTGACACAGAGCGAAAGCAGTGATATAATATTTATATAAAGGGCAATGAGCTCTTCTTTCAGAAAATGACCAGCAACGAGCTAGCTCAAATCATCCGCCAGAACACAGACCTGGCTCTGACCTTTGCACACAGGGCACAGCAAGCAAAGCTAGATCGCAATTTTGGTTGGCAGCAGGAATATTTGAGCAATATGCGCACATTTGAGGCTATCAATCGCTGTATCGAAGAACTCCGCAACGAGCCAGTCGAAGAGCCCACTCACTTCGATAATGTGGACTGAACACATTGACACGCCATGAAAGCGTGTGATATAATACAAATATCAGGGGCAATGAGCCCCTTTTTCATCCCATGAACAAAGATCAACTACGCATCCAGATTGCCAAAGCCTACAAGGAGATGGAAATCGCCATCGAAGCATTCAATCAGCTAAAAGATGGCAGCCTTGACTTGGAAGACGATATCGACATCGCAGGCGAGCTGGTTGGTCTCAAGCTCGTGCAGGATGGCAGCTTCTATAGCAGCGAAGAAAGCATTCAGATTGAAGAAGAGATCCTTGGATCGTCTAAGTTCGCGTAGACTGAAGCCTAAAGACCGCCACGCCGAGCGCCTTTCCGAGCAAAACTCTGGCGCTCCTTTTCCATCAACGACTGCTCCTACCGGTTGAACGTTGGCCTTTTGGTAAAGGAATCTTGCGATCCAGCGCCTGATAAGCCCGAGTTTGCAAACGATTTCTGCCAGTTGCCGCTGCAGTAAATTCTTTGCCCGCTTTAATCCAAGCTTTTTGATTGGCCGACGAAGGATTGGATTTAAAAGCCTGATGGGCTTTTGACACCCTCGCTGATGCAGCACTAACCTGACGATCAGCAGTGCGAGTAACCCTTCGAACGATCCCGGTCCGTCGCTCTGTAGTCATTTTGACTTTAGTATCGCGACGCCTGGCGGAGGCCACCATCGACCGGTCAGACCCTTTATACGCTTTCAGACTGCTGCTACCGGTACTAGCGAATCTGCCATTTTTGTCACGAACGTACCGGCGTGCCATTACTACTTCCCAGTGAGACTCGCGAGCATGTGAAGCTCTTTATAACATCCTAACGCCACACCTAGTTGCCCATCCTCCTGAGCTTTAGCAGCCAGCGCCTCAAGCCTGGTCATTTGCTGTGCCAGGAATTCAGAGCGCTCCACACTCATTGAGCTTTTGTATTCAGATCTTGCGTCAGCAATCAGCGCGTCTGTCTGCGCATGGTCAAATTCCCAGGCCTGTGCAGCAGACTCATATATCCGGTGACGTGGCCAGCTCAAATCGAGCCACTGCTTAGCCACTCTCAGCTGATCTTTCCGTATACTCTCAGGTGTCTTCTTCGCCATGCCTCAAATTTAACGCAAATTACCTACTTACCTACTTACCTACCCACTCCTTTTTTTCCCTTCCGATAACCCGCTTTTTTTTTAACCCCCCCCTATATAGGGGGGAAAATAGGTAAACTCGGCACTGCCCGCTTCCCGATTGACGATTTGCATTACCTACCCTTACCTGTAATGCATACCGCTGTATGATGTCGGTATTTCGACCGTGAACAAGTCCAAAAGGCATGAGTAGGTAAACCCTGGTAAAGGCCGGTAAAAGGTAGGTATCACTCATCAGTGCCGCAGCGGCGCCAAATGTGCTTAAAAGTGCCATTGATCTTCTTTCGGCTCTTGTAGTACCCACAAGCAGTGAGAATGCGGTTAATGCGCATCAACTCACGTTGCGTCTGGCGCTCGATAGGTACCTCTAGGACATGGGTCAATAGGTCACTACTGATGATGAAGTCGCCTGAAGTCCTGAATGCCAGATGGGACGAGATCTTCTCAAGCCACGGGTCCTCTGCATAGAGCCCACGGTTTCGGTCATTATTGATCTGCGTCTCTGCCTCATCAAGGAACCATTGTTTGCCTCGCAAGTAGTCACGTTTAGCACTCGCCCAGATCCTGTTGCGCAAAGATTCGATCTTCCCACTGTCGATGCACTCCTCAATGTTGAATATCACAAAGCGGCGGTTGCCCGTCTCATCACTAAAGAATCCGTCTTTTTTATTGGTGGTGCCACAAAGCACGAATGACCTCGGTCGTTCCTTGTGGCCCTTCCCGTAGGCCTCACGTACCAGGTCTGTCTTACGAGTGATGAAATTCTTTAGACCTGCACTATCTCTATTCTTGATGCCGCCATCTAACTCACCCCACTCGCAGATCCAGCGCATATGTAAGCCCGTAATATCGTCTGCGTCCTTATTGGTCTTAATGAAGCCCTCATAGAACCAGGCCTCGGATGCAAGCGTGTTATAGAACCGAGTCTTGTGGAGATGCTGATCACCGGCCAAGATGTGAACAAAGCCACAAGGGCAGCCAGGCTCATAAATGCGAGCAACGCAGAAGACAAGCCATTTGCGCAAGGCAGAATTGTCAAAGTCTGCAGCATGCAACCCCAGCAGTTCGCCTGCGATATTATCCCAGACCGCATCCTCTAGCGGGTCATTGCAGGACTCCAAGTAATCGCGGATCGGATTGTACGGGCGCTCACGGGCGCTAAGTAGCAGGGCATCTTGTGCCACATCCTTGCTTACATCAATATGCGCAGCTTGGAAGCTGCCGTAGCTCAGCTTGGCATCGATCTCACTTAAAGGGGCGCCATCAATCTCAATCGCCTGCTTCAGGTCGTTCCATCTCAGCGCCTCATGCAGCATGGAGGAGAGCACCTTCGATAAGTCAAGCAGCTTCAGGCGGCTGTACCCGCCCTTCTCATTCTTATAGTCACCGATCCGCTCAAACCAAGGCACAATGGGTAGTTGCGGTGCGTCGCGTCGGACTGCAAGCTCAATGCGCACCAGATCTGCGCCATCAGCCACCCAATCTGCAACATCGTATCCATCGGCCGGGTCATCCCAGGCATCGGCATTCGTGCCCTCTACCCAGAGCCACCTAGACCCAGGGAACGCTTCAGATAGACGCTGCATCAGCTCGATGCCAGGTCGATCTCGATCAGGACAGAGTACAAGCTCATTCGCATGCAGCTTGGGCATGTCGGGCATGTTGCCCTTCCAGCTTCCACTACCATTCGGCACACTAGTGGCCCACAGGCCCAGCTTGCGCAGCGCCTCAGCGCATGTCTCGCCCTCCGCTATGTAGATGGTCTCACCAGACATAGGAAGACTCTCATACCACAAGGGCAGCAATGAATCGACCTTGGTGCCTTTGGACCAGGTGACATCCTTAGGGCCGAAGTTGTAGTCTGTACGGTTGTGCTGATAGGACCGGCCGTTCTCTGCGTAATACTTCCAGGAGCGGTACTCAACAGCAGTGCGCTCAGCATGCGGCTTGAACGTCACACATTCAGATTCGGCATTGATTTTGACACAAGCCCACTCACCGAGCACATCGCCTGTCTTAAGGCGTGGGTGCTTCTGGAATGGGCTACACTTGGTGCCAATCCGGCAGTAGAGAAGCTCGCCCTCGGTCCGGCAGCCGCTAGACGTGCGGCCACAGACAGGACAAGGAGTTTTGGCAGACGAAAACATCTGTTACAATGCGTTTGGCTAAGGGAGATGGCCTGCCCCTCGTGTCCTACCTCAGGCACGGGGGGCAATCCATGTGAAGACTATCATAGCCGATCCGAGGCAGCAATTACCTAGGAAAGGCTGGTAACAGCCTCTTCTATGGTGTGCGCAACACAGGCAATGCCACCATTCGTTTCTAGATGATCAAGCCAGTGCTGCTGATCGTCGCGTGTGTTCTCACCGGGCATCTTGACTTCAAGTCCGATGAATACGGCTAGCTCCTGGCCCACCATGTCTTCCGTTATCACGACCCGCTTATATCCAACGAGATCTGGGCTGCCAGGCGACAAGCCGAATTGAACGAATTTGCCTCTGTTATCGCGCAATGCGCCTGTATGGTTGCGATAGAGCGTGACATCTGGGCACTGGGCACTCACTGCAAGGCGAATCCCATTCTGCAATCTGGTCTCAGGTTGAACGTAGCTCATGCTTTCAGTATGTTGCGAGAGTCATAGCAGGTGATGCTCTGACCAGAAGCGATGCGAACAGAAACGGATTTGGAATGCTTCATGACGACGACACCCTTGATCCACCCAGCACCCATCCGCACTTTGCAAGATTCACCAATGCGGACATGTGAAACGTCGAATTTCAGCTTCATTTCAGAGCCTCGCAGGCAGACTGAACGCCATGTGCACAGTCAGATCGAGTCATGCCATCGAGCGTGCCCGTTAAGCAATAGAAGAAAGCACCGCCAAACAACACATATCCGCTGATAGTGATCAAGATGTTGCGAAAAGCGAGAGTCGGTTTCATGGTAGAGGCTCCAAGTAGGATTGAGCGGTGATCATGTGTATCAGTCCCTGGTTGATGATGCTAGGGGGCACAGCTTGCTGATCCAGTTCTAATAAGTAGCACCGGAGCTGATCTGTAAAGCAGAGAGCATCATTGATACGCTCTTGCTGCCCTTCGCCTATGAGGACTTGAGCATCCTCAACAGCCCAGCGTGTGCGCTCCGAAAGGAGCATCAAGTGTTCAAGGATTGATCCGTATGGGGGCTGATCCATGCTCTGGGAGAAGATGAGACTGAATCCAGCGCACGCTATCTGGTTTGTGGCGTCCCTTCATTATATCACGCATTCCAATAGATGTCAATAATTTCGTATCCGGTGATGTCGATTCCTAAGGATGTGCTCGACCCAGCCTGGGCGATAGCCACGTTCTTTACGGATTTGCTCAAGCTGTTCGATGCTGCGTGCACGGCCAATCTCTTTGCGCAGCTCTTTTCGCTTTTGCTCCTTCTCTTGCAACAGAATATCGCGCTCGTCAGGGATGCGACTGTCTAGGGGGTATCGGTACTGGCAGAAAGGACAGGTCTGCAAATGAGGCCTGTGGACACCAAAACAGCGGGGACATATGCGTACTGCCAGATTTGCGACTAGACCGGCTCTTCTTTTCTGCCGACCTTCTAAGCTCCAGGATCTGGCGTCATCCGGCAGCCCATGGTGCTCGCTATTGCCTGCAGCATCCAGGATGACCGCATGCTGAGATGAAGGGCGCAAAGCTCGGCCAACTTGCTGCAAATGCAAGCCTAGAGATTGGGTAGGCCTAAGCAGCAGCACACAGTCACAGGCAGGGACGTCGAAGCCTTCAGAGATCAAATCGACGCTAAGCAACACAGTGATCTGTTGCAGCCTGAATCGCTTGATGGTGTCATCCCTACAGGTTTTTGACATCTTGCCATCGATCGAAGCACAGCTAATACCGGCTGATACAAAGCTGGCTTGCACTTTCTCCATGTGGGCGATACTGACACAAAATCCAATCGTCTGTCGGCGTCCAGCCAGGGTCAGCCAATTGCGGACAGCAGCGGCTACGACGCGAGTCTGACTGACAGCTTCGGTGAGCTGCCGCTTATTGTAATCACCAGCCACACGTCGTATTCCCTTCAATTCAGCAGCACCTGGTGGACAGAAGAGCTTGTACGTCGACAGCCAGCCATCATCAATCAGCTGAGCTGAACTAGGCCCAGTAACCATTGCGCTGTACAGCACATCAAGGCCACCGCCATCTAGGCGCTGAGGAGTAGCAGTGAACCCTAGCACCCGATCGCAAGCATTCAATTTTTGTAACCAAGTGCGAGCGCAAGAATGATGCGCTTCATCTACGATCACCAGATCTTCGCCGTCAGGCTCCCATGATTGGATCGTCCGCACGCTTTCATCCGGCGTTTGGTCGACAAGCTCTCGGCGATGCACCAGGACCTGTACTTTTGCTCCGCGAGCCCTGGCATTCTTGGCGATTTCACAGAATATCCGAGTCTTGCCACCGCCGGTCGGTAGCACTGCAAGGACGTGATTGTGGGTCCGCATCGCCTGGCGGACATTCGCCATCAGTTCGGTCTGATAAGGTCTGAGCATTGCTATAACGCGTCATGACCAATTTAACACTTTATGCAATACCTTGACACTCGATGTTACGGCTGATATAATTAGGTGGTCCACTTTTCAAGGCTATGGCTATCTTCCAGCCTGACGAACTATCCAATGAGAGCTACCATGCCCACTCAGCCCTTTCTAGATCTGCTCTGCTCACCTTTGCGCAGAGTCCAGCTCACTTCTGGCATCGGTTCCTGAATCCAAAGGCTATCGCGAAATCGCCAACGCCTGCCATGTTGTTTGGCTCAGCTCTGCATTCTTTTGTGCTAGAGCCTGAACGCTACAACTTCGACTTTCTAGAACTACCTGAGGGCAGTAGGTCATCAACCGCTGCACGAGTCATTCAAGAACGGGCAGAGGCTGCGAATTGCGCAGTGCTCCCACATGGCACTACTGCCAAATGTCATGACATGGCAAAAGCGCTTATGGCTCATAAAGCCGCCAATAAAGCTCTTACCACGGCAGGCCAGAATGAAGTCTCATTCTTTGCTACCTGCCCTGAGAGCGACTTGGAGGTGAAATGCCGTTGCGACCGACTCACCAACAAGGGATGGGTCATTGATCTAAAAACCACGATCAATGCAGCACCAGATGCATTTGCCAAAACAATCGCTAACTACCAATATCACGTGCAAGCTGGCTTCTATCTAGACGTGATCGAGTGGGCCACAGGGCATAGGCCTAAAGGCTTCATTTTCGTTTGCGTCGAGAAAGAGGCGCCTTATGCCGTGTCCGTGTTTCGAGCTAGTGATGCAATGATCAAAGCCGGTTCACAAAAAGCTCAAGAGCTGCTAGCCGATTTGGCTAAGCACTTTCTGGAATTTGGCCCAGACAAACCATGGCCAGCTTATGCAGACGCAATCACCGAACTTGACCTTCCAACCTGGGCACAATGAGCAAATTAATTGCAGCACTGATCGAATTCCACAAATCTGTTGGTCCGATCCGTGAGCTATCACAAGCGCAGTATGGCGCCTATGCAGACTTGCAGACAGTCCTTGCAGCCGTAACGCCCGCGCTATTTGAGCAAGGCCTGATCATCTCGCAGACATTTAGAGACGAGCACCAGCTCATCACCACTCTGGCACATGTCTCTGGCGAGACTATGGAATCTGTGACGCCATTAATCATTGGCGAGCATCGGAAAGGCAACATGTTACATGCATGGGGTGGTGCAGTGACATATCAGCGCCGTTATGCTATACTCGCATTGTTAAATCTTGCTGCAGGAATGGAGCAAGATGACGATGCCGATCACAGTGATCGCAAAATAGCAAAACGTACTATTTCGGCACCTGATGACGACTTCCTTTGATTTCGACCCAGAGCAGCACCTCACGCCTGCTCAGCTAGTGGACAGGTGGCAAGATACGCCTTTCCCTGTCTCTCTCGTGACGCTTGCTCGATGGCGTCGCGTGAATCGTGGCCCCAGGCACATCAAAGCCGGTCACGCTAGCCGCATCTTTTATCCGATCGCGGCCATCGTAGCCTACGAATCCACACTTTCTCCTGAATTCTGATGCCTGCTATCAATTGCTCGATGTTCAAAAACGACCGTAAAGAGCGCGACAATCAGCCAGACTTCACTGGTCCTGGCCAAGTCACAAAAGAAGATCTGCTGAGCATGCTGGATCAAGTGACAAAAGGCCAGTTCAACGCTGACCAAGAGGGCCGCGTCAAGGTCCGAATCGCCGGTTGGAAAAAGACTGCCGCTAGCGGCAAAGCTTATATCAGCTTGTCTATGCAGATTGACGACTATGGAATCGAGGCTCAACCTGTAGCTGCGACTTCAGATACAGCCGCCGATCTGTTCTAATGCAACGGCCATCTTCCCAAGCCGCTACCGCTGATAAGTTGCGTCAATGGCCAGCACTCAAACTCGTCACCGAAGTTACTAAGCAAATACGCCGTGACTACGGAGGGCGCAACGCGCAGGTCGTACTCAAAAAGCGAGCTATGGATAGCTTTGGCTTTGACGAAGACCAAGCCAAGAGGGCTGCGCAGTTTGCCTACATCATTGCAGGTGAAGCCACGGATGGATGCCGACGGCGTGTGCGCTCTAAGTTGATTGAAATCCTGGATCGTCTCGAAATTCATGCATAAACAACACCTGATCATCGATGCCCAGTTTGGCTCCACTGGCAAAGGCCTCTATGCGGGATACTTAGCCAGGCAAATCCAATGCGATACAATCGCCTACTCGCCCTCGCCCAATGCTGGTCACACTCTCCTGTGGAGCGGCCATAGCTTTATCCACAAGATGTTGCCCAGTGGCATTACATCACCAATGCTGCAGAAGATCGTCTTAGGTCCTGGCAGTCTGATCGACTTAGACCGCCTCCATGCTGAACTGTGCAGCATATTCGAATGTTTGCCCAGGTTTAGAGATGTCAAAATCTTTATCCATAAGCATGCAGCCTGTGTCTATGACCGGCACAGACAGGCAGAAGCTCAAGGGGGCACCGCTCCTGGATCTACCAGGCAAGGAGTGGGTGCAGCTCAACGAGAACGCATCCTGCGATCGCCAGCACAGAACAATGTGATTAGCAATGCAGACCATCCAGTGCTGCGCTTAGTTCACTTGGTGGATACGGTCAACATGCAACAGATCTACGGCGAAAGCCAGGTTCTACTAATCGAGAGTTGTCAGGGGTACAGTCTGTCGATGTACCACGGCCAATACCCGTACACTACCTGCCGCGATGTCACAGCCGCATCAATCATGGCAGACACTGGTGTTCCAATGGGGCGCGTTCTGCCGATCGTGCATGGCACCTTCCGCACCTATCCGATTCGTGTCGCTAATCGACCCGAATCTGGTGAATGGAGTGGCCCGAGCTATAGCGATTCAGCCGAGATCACGTTTGAATCGATTGGGCAGCAACAAGAGTTAACAACTGTTACCAAGCTGCCACGGCGCTTATTTACCTGGAGCCAGCAGCAGGCCATCGAGGCATGCACGCAGAATCGTATCAGTGTGGGATTCCTTAATTTCGCACAGTACCCGATCAAATTCTCTCACCTTATCAACATCTGGGAACAACTCAATGAATGCACACAGGTCAAGTACCTCGGATTCGGACCAGACATCGAGGATGTCTACCGCGTCGGCGCACCGTCTCTCGAAGTTGATCGAATCACAAAGATCTATGAGCGATATCGAGGAGCTGCAGCGTGACATTGCCTCATGGGCCAACAATGTCAATCCAGACCGGGACAGCATGTCCACTATTGCCAAGCTACTGGAAGAGATCGGTGAGCTGATCGCATCGGAACGGATGTCTGATCCAATGGAGCTGGCCGATGTAGCCATTCTGGTGCTTGACCTTTTCTATCTGCAGAAAGTAGATGTAGCCCAAGCCGTTATCGGCAAGATGACAATCAACCGTTCTAGACGTTGGAAAAAGCAAGACAATGGAGCCATGTCGCATGTCTGAGCATCAAGGGCCATTAATTGGAGCGGCCACGCTGCTCCGCGCCAGCCACATCTCAAGATGGGGCATCGTGCTGACTGCCAAACCGCAGAGCATCGCTGAGCACATGTACCGTGTCTGGGTACTGGTGCATGAGTGGGGTATTGCGATTGATCTGCCGATG